AACGCAATCCACGCCCCTCTTAGGCTCTCTGTACTCTCCTCCGCCATAATTCCAGAGGTAGTCATCAAATGCCATCACCCCACCTGATTCCAGGTGCCTGAAGCCATTCAAGCCATCCATAGCGGTCTGTAGGGCGGTATGATCGCCATCTATGTATATGAAGTTATATGAACTAGCGCCTTTTAAGAAGAACTCATCACTGGTCATCTTGTGCTTTATGATTCTTCCATCCTTTGGGAATCTTGAATCGTAGTAAGCCTCTACTGAAACAAAATCAAGAACCTCATGGGCAATTTCTTCACTACCCTCCCAGGTATCCACATCATCTAGGTATTCGATCTCTCGATTAGTAAGTAGCCACTGCGTGGCGTCTCCTGTGTAGGTGCCGATCTGCAGTGCACGAAGTGGAACACTTGGCACATGTCTAAAGTACTTCTCTACATCCTTAAACCAATTAGGAAACATTAGTTAAACAACTTTAGATTATTGAGGCAACTGCCTACATACTCTTGTGACATCTCGTACTCATCTAGTAGGTGATGAAATAGCGCTTTACTCTCATCTTTTCTACCAAGCCACCAACTAGCAACAGCCTTCTCAAATAATAGGCAGTAGGTGCCGTTGTAATCTACATATCCTGGAAGAGGTTGATTAAAGGCATTTGTTGCAAACAGTAGCCCTAACTCTGCGTAGGTGTAACACTCCTGATACTCCTTATTCCGCTCTTTAATTCTGGCGAGAATGAAGTAGGCCTCTGGTCTGTTAGGTAGATAAGCAATGGCCTGCATTAAATTATTGTAGACGGTGCGGTTTCTATCGCCTTGGGTACTCCAGCATAGGACCATCTTTAATAGTGATGTGTAAGTTATAAGTGGATGAGTCTTGTATCCATACTCAGCGGCTCGTAGATAGAAGCCAGCAGCGGATGCGTACTGCTTCTGTTCTTCATAGGCAGTTGCTAAATTAAAGTTACTCTCTACATCGGTTGGATTTTCAGCCAGTTTTAAAGTTAATTCTTTAACGTCCATAAGACATGGCCTCCGTAATCATTCCGTTCACAACCTTCTTAGGCACTTCAAGAACAAAGGCACAATTATCTTGAACACCAAAACTTAATAATAATTTTCCTTTAAGTATTGCTGCTCCAACACAGAACTCAATAGGGGTATCTAAGAATGCGAATGGATTTGTTACGCCAACAAAGTTAAACTCTTTATCCCAGACAATCATGCGGTGTCTGTATACAGAGTCTTTCTGATTTAAGTAGTTTTTCCATAACCTAACTTCATGAGTAAACGCAATATAGTAATCGCCCCAAGCAATTACATTTGTACCACCACGTTGATCAGGAGAAATCGGCGGAGTTTCTTTTGTCAGTACCTGCTTAGACTGCGACTTATTAGCATCAGCCCAAACAACTTCGGTAGGCATAGCCCACTTAACAAAATGATACGGCATATCAAGGATAGGCATCCAATTCTTTTCACAGTAAGAATTAAAATCAACAGGAGGCGGGATACGAACTCGCTGCACCTCTGTGGCTGTCCAATTGGTTTTATCTAATTCGATCTTGGAGTACTCCATGCGACCTTGCCCATTGGGCGTGGTATCACGCCGTACCCCGATCAGGTAGTAGTTTCCATCCCATTGAGTGATGCGACAATCTTCTTCGCCAACAAACTCCCAGATAGGAGGAACATCAAAGCGAGAGTAATCGACCTTAGTAAAATTAATTAAGTTGTAATCTTTATCAAGGCGTCCTATGTAGTTAGTAGTAACTAGTCTTTGATCTTTCTCAGGGTGTAGATAGGAGAGCGGTCCCCAAGGACTAAAGAAGCGCTGATCTTTTTCTGAGTGATAGAGAGTGTAATTTACATGTCTAATATTTACTAAGATGTCGCCATCATCATCAATAAATATTGATGGATTCATTAAGCCCATACCCAAGGTATGAGAATGCGGTAGAATTAGGGGCGCTAATTTGCCCCCTTGAGAAACCGATTTGTGCACCAAATTCATAGGGACACTTTAGCCCACATACTATTGTTGTACCAACTAACCTATGCTTATCCCCTTCGAAGGAGCCTCATGCCAACAGCGTATAAAATTTTAGGCCAGGTAGCAACCGCTACTCTTGGCGCAACAACAGAGGGAACTCTATACACCTCAACTAGCGTTGAGACTGTAGTGTCTTCACTCGTTATCTGTAATCAAGCAGCATCTGCTGCGACCTATCGCATTGCAGTTCAACCATCTGCTGATGCTTCGTCATCTGCCACAGCAAAGCACTTCATTGTTTATGGAGCAACTGTTGCTGCATCAGACACCACAGTACTAACTGTTGGTTTAACTCTAGCCGCTGGTGATCGTATTCGTGTATTTGGTTCATCTGCAACTATGTCCTTCTCTGCATACGGAAGCACACTCTCTTAAAACTAAGTTAGGATAATTAAGTGACTATCACTAACAGAGTCTCGCTAAAGAGTGTCATGGCGGGTAATACGCCTATCTCTGACGTCCCTGATGCGCCGACTATTGGTACTGCTACAGGTGGCACAGAATCAGCAACTGTAACTTATACAGCCGCTGCTACTGGTGGCGCTGTTACAACTTTTACTGCAACATCTACTCCTGGATCTCTCACTGGCACTGGTGCTTCACCTATAACAGTGAGTGGATTAACGGGAGGTACTGCTTATACATTTACAGTAAGTGGGGCTAATTCAACAGGCACATCTCCTGCAAGTGCTGCTAGTAATAGTGTTACTCCTACTGCTGCAATTACGCCAAGAGCACTATTTGCTGGAGGATGGAATGGTTCTGCAACTGTAAATACAGTTGATTATGTTAATTTTGCTAGCGTTGGTAACGCCACAGACTTTGGTGATTTAAGTTCAACATCAGTATCAACTGTAGGGGTTGGCTCTTCTACTAGAGGAGTATTTGCAATAGGTGGTACTCTTAATACTGGAAATAATTATGTAAATACTATAGATTATTTTACAATTGCCTCAACAGGTAATGCTACTGATTTTGGTGATTTAACTTTAGCAAGAGGTGGTGGCGCTGGCATGGCCTCCTCAACGAGAGGAGTCTTTTCTGCTGGATCAAGTGGTAATGGTGGTGCAACTATGTCACAAGTTATTGATTATATAACAATTGCTACAACTGGAAATGCAACAAACTTTGGAAACATGACCATATCAGGTGGTGCGTCTGGAGTTGCTGGGCTATCTTCACCAACAAGAGGAGTAGAAGCAAGTGCTTCAATAAATGGTGGTTCTAATTACTCAAACTTTATAGATTATATAACTATTGCTACAACTGGAGATGCAATTGATTTTGGTGACCTAACATCTGTTAGATCTAGTTCTGGTGGTGGCGCTTCATCTACAAGAGGAATTTTTGCTGCAGGTATTTTGGCTAATGGTACTCGTTTGGCTACTTCTGACTATATAACAATAGCAACTACGGGCAATGGTACTGTTTTTGGAGATTTAACACGAGTTGTTTTTGCGATTGCAGGTACTTCAAACTCTACTCTAGCAATGTTATCTGGTGGTCAAGGAGATGGTGCAACTCTTTATAATGTGATAGATACATTTACTATAGCCAGCACTGGCAACGCAACTGATTTTGGTGACTTAAGTGTTGCAAGAACTGGTCATAGTTCTTGCTCAAATTCACATGGAGGATTGTAAAATGAAATTAATTAAATACACATTAACTGCTCAGGGAACTATCCCTGAATATGTTACAGATGGTGGTTATCTTGCTGTTGCTAATAACGGTGTATCACCACAGGATTGGGATCTAGTAGGAGTTGCTAATGATGATGCTCCACAAGCAGGCTTTGCTAATAAGGCAGCATTGATTTCATATATTGAGAGTAAGGGTTTTGAGTTTAAAAATCCAATAACAGAAGAGATTATTACAGTCTCTACTTTTGTTGATACTATTTGGGCAAAGTTAGGTTAATACATGTCTATACGTAGAGCGCAAGATGAGCGCATTGAAGGAACTCCTGATGGCTTAAATGCCGTCACGGAGATCTCTGACGTCCCTGA